ACTTCCAATCGTCGGAAGCAACGGCACCTCAAGTCAGTAGCGATGCCGACGACACTGGGGACTTCTAAATACAGGAGTAAGTTTGAGGCTGGTGTTGCTGCCAGCCTTAACGAACGTCGAGTCCCCTTTCAATATGAAACACTCACGCTTGATTATGTAATCGAAGCTAAGTACACCCCTGATTTCATACTCCCTAATGGAGTCATCATTGAAACGAAGGGTCGGCTATTGAAAGAGGACAGGCGGAAAATGATTGCTGTTAAGAAACAACATCCTGAACTAGATATCAGGTTCGTATTTCAGAACGGCAATGACAAGATAAGCCGTGCCAAACGATCCGTTACTTATGGCCAATGGGCTACACGACATGGATTCAAATGGAGTAGCGGCTTCATCCCTAACTCTTGGTACTCAACATGATTACTGGAATGAAACACATCTCTATTCGAGACGGTGAACAAACTATGACTGAAGACTATGCACTGATTAAGAAGAAAGATCGAGCTGGGTTTGATGGTAAGAACATCATGTGTCCTCACTGTGAACGCACATCAAGGATCTATAACCTCGCTTGGTCTGAACTTACATGTCAGCACTGTGGTGTATCCAGTCCTAAGTACAACGGGTGGTTGATTGACCAGCTCGATACTTGGCAGACTCCAAGATGAATACACAACAACGTATCGATGTAGCTAAGCAACGCATCAAGGAGCTCGAACTCCTAATCCACCACTGGGAGAAAAATGACAGACTCACAAAAATGGCAAAGATGGCAAAAACAACAGAAACATAAATGGATCTATGCAACAGGAATTTATTGCGACCCTAAAGAATGGGAAGCTCTTATAAATCCTCAACCGCCTTGGCAAGGTGAGATAGATCGCAATAACAGCATGATTAAAAGGCTAAGAAAACAAAATGCTGAATACAAATTCAAGCTTGAACAACATGCAAAAAAGCAAAAGCAAGTTCGTTAAGCACGGGCCATGCCCTGAATGCGGAAGCAAGGACAACCTCGCTTGGTTCGATGACGGACATGCAACGTGCTTCGGCTGCGACTATCAGTACCAACCAACTAAAGACAAACCCAAACCAATGCCTGTACTGCCTATGAAAAAGCCAGACCTGATAGATCAGTGTCGCATCATCTCGAAGGCTCTTACTAAGAGAGGACTAACAGAAGAAACGACCAAGCTCTATGGGTATGGAACAGCTGAACGCCACGGCCAACCAGTTCAAATCTCTACCTTCAGAGATCAGTTAGGTAAACCCTGTGCTCAACACATAAGGACTAGAGACAAAAGATTTAGTTGGATTGGTGATTGCTCAGACATGCAGCTATGGGGTCAACATCTTTGGAGACAACATGGCACACAAAATATGTTTGTCGTTGTTTCAGAAGGCGAAGTCGATTGCATGTCCATAAGCCAAGTGCAAGGGAACCGTTTCCCCGTGGTTTCCCTGCCGAATGGAGCGCAGAGTGCTAGTAAGTACATAGCTGCAAACCTCAAATGGCTATCCAACTTCTCTCGTATTGTTCTCTGCTTCGATTCAGATGAACCAGGGATGGCCGCCGCAGAGAAAGCAATTGAAGTATTACCTGCTGGCAAGGCAGCTATCTGCCGACTACCAAGAAAGGATGCTAATGAAATGCTCCTCGCTGGAGAAGGCGAGCTGTTGCGGGATTTGCTCTGGAAAGCAACACCAGTCAGGCCCGACGGCATCATTAATGCAGCGGATCTATGGGATGAATTAATCAAACCTGGAGCTACTGCTATATGTAAATACCCTTGGCCCCAACTAGATAAATATCTAAAGGGATATCGCAAAGGCGAGATGATTACCATCTGCGCTGGCAGTGGAACAGGGAAGAGTTCAATGTGTAGGGAGCTGGCTCACCACTTCCTAATCCAAGGACTAAAGATTGGATACATCGCACTCGAAGAAAGTATTCAACGCACATTGCAAGGGATAGTTGGGGTGGAACTAGGTCTACCTATCCACCTTGATCCCTCTCTTGCAGATGAAGAGACAACTCGATCAGCCTTTGATCGTCTTTGTGCAACGCAGCGTCTCTTTCTTTATGACCATTTTGGTTCGATGGATCCCGATCGCCTTGTAGAACAGATCCAATACCTTGCCAATGTTGAGGGGGTAGATGTTGTCTTCATTGACCACCTCACCATAGTTGTGTCTGGGCTCACGGACTGTGACGAGCGTCGTGCTCTTGACGTTACGTGTACGAAGCTTCGACAGGTAGTTGAATCTACGGGTGTTGGTCTTTTCCTTGTTAGCCACCTCAAGCGTCCCGAAGGGAGAGGCCATGAGGAGGGTGCTCAAGTCTCGCTTGGCCATCTCAGGGGTTCTCATTCAATAGCCCAATTATCCGATGCAGTTATCTCTTGTGAACGAAATCAACAGGGAGATGCAGCAGAACGTAGTGAATTACAACTGCGTTGTTTGAAAAATAGGTTCGCTGGTTTCACTGGGCCTGTTGACAAACTCCTTTACGACCAGGACACAGGTCGCCTCACAGTTCCAATGTCTTCTTACTTCTAATGACACTACTAATTGATGCCGACTGGCTGATCTATTCCTCATGCTGTGCATGTGAAACAGATGTCAGATGGGATGAGAACATTCACACCCTCCACCTAGATGAACGTGATGTAATGCAGTTGATTGAAGATCGGATTGCTCAATATCAGATCATTAGTCCTGGCAAATTCATCATGTGTTTCTCTGACTATCCCACCTTTAGGCATGGGATCTATCAGGACTACAAAGCTAATCGACTAAGTAAACGCAAGCCTCTTGGCCTGAAACAAATAAGAGACAGGGTAGTTAAAGAATTCCATGCCATTAGTTTCGATGGACTAGAAGGTGATGACGTGATGGCCTTACTTGCAACAGGAGAAAGGTACGAAGATCCAGTCATCGTGTCGCCTGATAAAGACATGAGAGGTGTACCTTGTACTCTCTTAGCAGGTGATGATCTTGAATTAATTACACGCAAGAAAGCTGATCGACACTGGATGGTTCAAACTTTAAGTGGCGACAAGACAGATAACGTGGAAGGTTTAGTTGGAGTAGGCCCAGTAACAGCAGAAAAATTATTAGGCGACGCAGAAACTATTGAAGAGATGTGGGCCAAAGTCCATCAAGCTTATGTGAAAAAGAAAAAGACTTATGCAGATGCAATTATGACTGCACGTTTAACTCGCATCCTGCGTGATGGAGAGTACGATCATGTGACAGGAGATGTGAAACTTTGGGAGCCAGCACTATGAATGATGAAGAACTTTGGCCCCCTATTGATGAAGCACTTATTCGCAAGTTAGATGAGATTTATCCTGAACAATGTCCCTCTACTGATATGCAAGATCGTGAAATCTGGCATTATGTAGGTGCACGCAGCGTGGTACGGATGCTCTATTCCGTTTATGCTGACCAGAACAATCTTAATTCTTAACTATGTGTGGTGGTGGTGGTAGGAGGTCGAGTCCTCCAGACAATAGTGCTCAGTTAGCTCTTCAACGAGAGCAAATGGCTGAACAAAAAAGACAGTTCGAAATTCAACGAGCTGAAAGTCAAGCTCGCTTTGAAGAACAGAAGCGTATTCAAAACGCACCACCTGCCCCACCACCTAGCCCTACTGCTGAAGTAGCAGGTGCTTCATTAGAAATAACACCAACAGCACAAGCCCCACAAAGAAGGACTAAAGGATACGGACGTAGAAGATTACGTACTGACTTAGGCATACCAGGTGGTGGTGGAGCTGGAGTGAATATCCCCTAACTAAATGGACTTAACCCTCACAAGTGATGTTGATCGTCAAGGTGGAACTTATGACGATAAGGACGATGGGACTGTTGCAGCTCGCTATCAACAGCTAGTTACTACTCGTGATCCTTTCCTTCAAAGAGCAAGGGATTGCAGCAAGGTAACAATCCCTTCACTCGTACCTGATTCTCACATGGGAGATCATGGTCGATTGAAAACTCCTTATCAATCTATAGGAGCTAGAGGTCTAAGCAATCTTGCAAACAAACTTGGTCTCTCACTTTTCCCTCCTAACTCCAGCTTCTTCAAGCTTGAGATAGATTCACTTGCTTTACGAATAGAAGAGCAAGGGCCAGAGTTAAAGACTGAACTCGACACTGCATTAGTCAAGGTAGAGCTGGCTGTAATGCAGATGCTAGAAGTTATGAGTGCCCGTGCTTCTATGCACGAAGCATTTAAACAGTTGTTAGTAGCAGGCAATGTTCTTCTTTATGTAGGTGCGGAAGGAATAAAAGTTATACACCTCGATAGATATTGCTGTGTTCGTGATCCAATGGGTACGGTTACTGAAATTATTACTGAAGAAGAAGTTTATCCAGAAGCACTGCCAGAAGATTTCCTTGATGATGAACAGGAAGAGAAGACAAGCCTTGGCCCTATTAAGAAAACAATCAAAATATATACATGTGTAAAGTTTAAAGATGGACAAGCCTATTGGTATCAGGAAGCGAAAGGAAAAGAAATACCAGGCACATATGGCATGTGTCCGCAGGGATGTAGCCCATGGATTCCATTACGTTTCGAACGGATTGATACAGAAGAATACGGACGTTCACATGTCGAGGCTTACTACGGAGATTTAACTGCACTCGAATCTCTTTATCAATCAATACTTGAAGGTAGTGCAGCCGCTGCCAAGATTCTTTTCTTAGTTAATCCTAACGGAACTACACGACCAAGAACCCTGTCGTCAGCAGCGAATGGTGCAATCGTTCAGGGTAATGCAGCTGATGTCACTGTCATTCAAAGTCAGAAAGGACAAGACTTACAAATAGCTAGCAACCTGGCTGACAGGATCGAAGGTCGATTGCAGTTTGCCTTCCTTCTCAATACAGCAGTACAACGACCAGGGGAGAGGGTAACAGCAGAAGAGATTCGTTATATGGCTCAAGAATTAGAAGCCTCCATCGGTGGGTTGTATTCCATCCTGACTCAAGAACTACAACTACCTCTAGTTAGAAGGCTGATGTACATCCTTCAACGTAAAGGAAAGTTACCAACCTTCCCTGTCTCAGAAGAAACAGGTGAACCATTAGTTGCACCTAAACCAGTAACAGGATTAGAAGCAATAGGTAGAGGAGATGACATGAATAAGTTGACAGAATTTATTGCAATCGCTCAACAATCTTTAGGGCCAGAGGTGATGGCGCAATACTTGAACATGGAAGAAGCCCTGCGTAGACTGGCTGCAAGTGCTTCTATTGACACCACTAACCTGGTTAAAACACCAGAACAATTAGAACAAGAAGCACAAGCTGCACAAGAGGCGCAGCAAAATCAGCAAATGCAACAGCAGATTTCAGACATCATGAAATCACCAGCCGCTGCACAAATTGCTAAAAACTACACCGAGAAAGGATCAACTTATGGCCCCCAATTCCCCGCAGGAATCAACCCAGGAGACCCAGGAGCAACTGCCAACGTCCTCCCCGACGCAGACGCAGCAGCCGAAGGACTCCCCAGTGGTGGAACCCCCCAAATCTAAGGAAGTTCCACCGCCTGAAGAAGGAGTTAAAGAACTACCTGCTATTAAATCTCCTAAAGCTAAGAAGACTAAAGCTCCTGAAGAATGGAAGCCTACGATTACTAAGGACAATCCTAATCACATCACCATTAAATAAACAGACCTATGCCAGAAGCAATCACTATTAAAGAGGAGCCAACTCCAGCTCTCTCGCTCGAAGATCAAGCGTCACTGCAAGACTCTGACAAAGTTGAAACCGAAAGTCCTGATCTCCTCGCTGGTAAATACAAATCAGTTGAGGAATTAGAGAAGGGCTACAAAGAACTCCAACAAAAACTAAGCACAGGTGAAACTTCTGAGGAATCTGGAATCAGTGAGTCTGAACCAGAACAAGAGGGAGAAACGAGTGAGCTTAGTGCTACCGAACTCTATGGAGATTTCATAGGTGGTCGATTCGAAGAGAATGGAATCGACTTCCAAGATATGAATACTCGCTGGCAACAGTCAGGTGAGTTGACATCTGAAGACTATGGAGAACTAGAGGCAGCTGGCTTCACTCGTGAAATGGTTGATGCCTATCTTGCTGGAGTTCAATTCAAAGCCACTCAAGATAGTGAACTTGCAGCCAAAGAAGTTCTTACATTAAAGAATGAATTTGGTGGAGAAAAAGCCTACTCAGAAATGATCGAATGGGCGGGTGCAAATCTAAGTGAAGGTGAAATAACAGCCTTCAACAATATGATTAAGACCTCCAACATGGATCAATTAAGGATTGCTCTCACTGGATTGCAGTCGAAGTACAACGCTACTGCTAATCGTGAACCAAACTTAATTGGAGGCAAAGCACCGAAGGGGCCACGAGATAAATTTGAATCAACTGCACAAGTTGTTGCAGCAATGAATGATCCTCTTTATGAATCTGATCCTGCTTACAGAAAGAAAGTAGAAGCCAAGCTTGCTAGATCAAATGTTATGTAGGAGCTATTATCTAATTACCTAGACCTGTTCACTGAAACTCTGGCCCGTTGCGACGGACACCCTTAGTGGAAGGAAGCGAGGTCAAGGACTCACTTTCTTCTAGGTTTTATTTATGGCCAACATGACCGTTTCCAGGCTCGGCCTGGTGAACGCAACTGGTACTTCTTATGATGCACTTTTTCTTAAGGTCTTCAGTGGAGAGGTACTGTCTGCGTTCCGTAAAGCTACGGTGTTCGAGAGCTTGCATACTGTAAGAACTATTTCTTCTGGTAAGTCTGCACAGTTTCCAATTATTGGACTCAGTTCAACTTCCTATCACACACCTGGCACCCAGCTAACAGGTAATGCGATCAAGCATGCCGAAGCAACTATAAACATTGACGACAAACTTGTCAGTCAGGTTTTCATTGCGGACATCGACGAGGCTAAGAATCAC